GGTGGTGCTGTCCAGCGCGGTGATGTTGGAGGTAGCGGCGTGCGTTGCCTCCGCGATGTCGTGCATGGAGACGGTGCCGTCACTGGTGCGCTGGTTGAGGCGCTCGGTGGCGGCTTCCGCGCGCTGCACGTCGGCGACATACTGCTGGCCAACATGCGACATCGCCTCAACCTTGCGCAGGTAGTCGTCGGCGTCCATATGCCCCATGCTTGTTACCATGCGGTTGATGGCGTCATCGACCAACCCGATGGCCTCGGCATTGAGCTTGCTGGCGTCGTAGATCGTCATCATCGCCTTTTTCTTTTTCTCGGTGGCTTCGGCGCTTTTTTCTGCCCCGGCGGCTTCGGCCTCGGACGCGTCTTTGTGCGCCATAGCGTTATCACGCACCGCCTGTGTTTCGGCTTCTTTCGCTTCTTTGACTTTGCCGGAGGCGTCGGCGAGCGCCTGCGTCGCCTGCCCATGCTGCTCCAAGGCGCTACGCATCGCATTTGCCGCCTCCGCCCCGCCCTGCATCCCTGCACGCAGTTGTTGCATTTGCTCGGCTGTGAGGCGGGAGAGTGTGCCGGTGCGCTGCATCTCGTCGTGCAGCGCTTTGAAATCCGCTGCGCTTGACAGCTTCGACAGGCTGCTTGTAAAGGCGGTCTGCACCGCCTGCGCTGTCAGCTCGCCGCTCGCTTTCAGGCTCGCCATGCCGGTCTGCCAGTTGACAAGCAGCTCGCTCATGCCGGTAGAGAGGCCGCGTTTGAGGTCATCCACACCGAGGTTGAGCGCGGACAACGCTTTTTCCGCCGCGTCGCTGGTGTTTTTGTAGGCGTCGGCGATTTTTTTGATGGCGTCCGCCTTGGCTTCGTCGCCGCCGACGCTTTGCCGTAGCGCCGCCTCTGCCGCCCTGACTTCCTGCGCGCTGCTGTTGGCAGCACCGCTCATTGCCGCCCAGGCGCGCGCCAGTTTGTCGGTATCGTCGCCCGCGTCTTTGGCGACCACCGCAAAGGCCTCTATCGCCCTTCCTGCCTTGTCGCTGATGCCGCTGGCGTATTGTTCGGCCTCAATACCGAGGGTTTTCAGCGCCGCGTTCAGCCCGGTACTGACGGCGGTAACGCCGCGCACCATCGTCTGCGCCAGCGCGTCTGCCTCCGCTTCGGTCAGGGTGCGCGTCGCTTTCCATCCCTGATAGATGCGGTCAATCGCCGCCAGCGCCTCCGTGCTATCGACTTTGGCAAAGGCGTTTTGCAACAGTCCCTGCATTTGTCCGGCGGTCACTTCAGTCCGTTCAACGATGTTTTTCAGCGCGTCAGTAACCTCTTTTTCGCCTTCGGTCATCTGCCGGTAGGTTTGCGGGACTTCGGCGCCGAGCGCTTTGTAAGCATCAGCGAGCGCTTTCACCTCATCGCGTGTCATCCGTACTGACAGGCTTTGTTTCTCCGCAGCCTGCGTCGTGACGATGCCGAGTTCCTTCACCTGCTGCGCTGTTTCTGCCAACAGTTGTTTGGCTTCTTCGCGGGTGATTTTGAACTGGTCTTCGAGCTGATGGATGTAGCGCTCTGCTTCGTCCAACGCCGCCGGCGAAGTCAGGTTCTTCAGCGATTCTTTGACCGTTTCGACCTGCTCGCGGGTGAGTTTTGCCGAGCCTTGCCCCAGTTGCGCCAAGCTGTTCAGAGTCGCGCGCGCCGCCGTATCTATGTGATTTGCCGCGTCCAGCGCAGCCTTGTTTTGCGTTTCCAACGCCTCAATGGCCTTTTGCGAGGTGAGTTCGGCGTTGCGTTTGGCGATGGCGTCTTTCAGCTCTTTTTCACGCGCTGTCTGCTTTTCCAGCTCTGCGGTAACCTTGGCGAGTTTCTCGCGCTGACTGTCAATCAATGGCAAGTGGTCTTTGACGGCCTCGCCTATCTCGCCCCATGCGCCTGTGCCCTCCTGTTGGATGCGCAGCATGGCGGCACGGCTTTTTTCGACGGCGTCAGACACCGACGTCAATGCCTGTTCGGCTTTGCTGACGTCCAACGGGACGCCACCCTGTGCCTGCGTTTTGAAGTCCTGATATTGTTGGTTGGCGTCCTTGACCGCCGCCTCCATATCACGGATGCGCGCTGTGGTCTCGTCCACTTTGCCGCTCATCAGAGCAAAAGCAGCAGCGCCTGCGGTGATGACGGTGGCAAGGGGATTAGCGCGTACCAGCGCTGATAACGCACCAGCAGCACCACGCAAAGCAGTAGTAGTCGCCGCTGTGGCAACGGCTTGCGCCCGCATCGCTACACTCATCCCGGCGGATGCAGCGCTGGCTGCGGCAACCTGCGCACGGTAGGCGGCGAGCGCCGTGGTCACACGGGTATAACCGGCGGTGAGTGCGCTGGTCGCCGTCGTCCCCTCAACGCCCAGTACGCGCATCGCACCCGAGAATGCGATAGATGCGGCCTTGGCGGCGGCGAGTAAGGTAACAAAGCGGGTAATCTGCGGGTGGGTCGAGGCAAACTTCAGCACTTCGCCCGCCATCCCGGCAAAGCCCTGGGCGCCGCTGGCAACCACCGGCAGCAGCTGGCTGCCGAGCTCCTTGGCGAGGTTGCCGATGGCAATCTGCGCCTGCTCCAGTTTTTTCTCGGTGGTGTCCATTTGCGCCGCAAACTCGTTTTGCATCGCGCCTGCGGTTTTGGTTTTGTCGCCAACGAGGCCAAGCTGGCGGTCGTACTCGGCGAGCGAGCCGACCATCAGCGAGATGTCGTCCGCGTACTCCTGTCCGAACAGTTTGGTGAGCGTGATGGCGCGCTGCTGGTTGTCGAGTTTTTCGAGACTGCCTAAAAATTCGCGCAGCGCCGCCTGCGGGTTGGCGCGGATGTTGTCGGCAAGACGGTTGGCGGAGAGGCCGAGGTCTTCGAGGCCTTCGGCGAAGCCGCTTACCCCCTGCCCGCCGGTTTGCAGACGGTTGAGTAGTGAGTTGATGGCGGTTGCGGCGGTTTCCGGGCTTTTGCCCAGCGCGATGAATGAGGCAGTCAGCGCAGCCGTTTGTTCGGTGGCAAGCCCGAACTGGCGAGCGCTACCGCCGATGCGGGTCAATGCCTCGACAATTTCGCCCTCTCTAGCAGCTGTGTTGTTGCCGAGGGTGTTGATGGCATCGCCCAAGGCGCGTACTTCCGCCAGCGGGATTTGAAAGACGTTGGCGAGTTTTGCCGCGCTGTCGCCCGCTGCTTCTGCCGTCATGTCAAACGCCACCGCCATTTGCCCGGCAAGGCGGGTAAATTCTGGCAGATCTTCAAAGGCGACGCCAAGGCGGCCTCCGGCAGCGGTGATTTCAGCGACGGCCTCCGGCACCATGCCGAGTTCAATCGCCAGCTCCTTGACCTGCGAGGAGAGCTGCGCCATTGCTTCCGGCGTGGCATCCACCGCTTTTTTGACTGCGGCCATCGCCGCCTCAAACTGCACCGCCTCGTACACCACACCTGCCAAACCACCCCCAGCGGCGACAATGTCTTTCAGACCAGCTACCATCTCGCCGAGCCGTCCGGCGCTGTCTTGCGCCGTCTTCCCGACTTCTCCCAGCTCACCACGCAGTTCAGCGACTCGCTCGGCATGCAGTGCTGTCGCACGTGCCAGTTCTTCTTCGGTAAGCGTACCGCTCTCGCGCAGCTGCTCCAATGCGTGGTCAAGTTGCGCAATTTCTTGGCGCGCCCGGTCGTCGGCGTCGAGGCCGATAGTAACCCGCGCGCCTTCAAGGGCGGAGAGCTCATGGCTAACGCTGCCCAGCTGCCGCTCAAGGTCGGCGAGCTGCTCGCGGTAGAGTTCCGCCGCCCGTGTCAGCTCCTCCTGCGTCAGATCGCCCTGCTCTTGCAGTAGCTGATAGGCAGCAGCGACCTCCTCAATGCGCTTTTTGACCTCCTCATCTCCAGCAAGCCCAAGCGTGATTTTGGCTTCGGTGATTTTGCGCAGCTTCTCCGCCTCGGCGCTGGTGGCATTGAGCTGATCACGCAGTTTTTGCGCATCTTCGCTGACCGACTCCAGCCCGTTTGCCTGCGCCTCCTGCTCCAGCCGGTTCAGTTCAGCGGTAAGCGCCTGCAACTGGCGTTCGAGGTCTTCGGTGCTGCCGCCTGCCGCCTTGAGTTCGTCGATAGTCTTTTGCAGCGCATCAATGTTCGCCCGTGCGTCGATTTGCAGGGCTACGTTCAGTTCTGTTGCCATGTTCTTACATCCATGCCTTGACGAACGGTGCGGCCATCAGCAGCATCATGCCGAGGGCGACCAGCACCAACGAGATTCCAATACACGCCCGCACAAACGGGCTGGCGTAGGTTTCCACTTTCAAACCCTCCTTCGGGTGAATTTGTACACGGGTTTTGCTATACTTCATTTGCTTTCATTCCCTTCTCCAAGGTGTGATATGAAGAAACCCCGCGAAGTGCCAGCCTCGCGGGGTTTTGTCCATTAAAAAAGCCCCCGATGTCGGGGGCTGCTTAAAAATTCGGTTATGCCAAGATACGCGGCTTGTAGTGCTTCTGCGCGCGGCTTCTGCCTTCGTCCATCACTTCGTCGGGCAGCATCAAATGGAACAGAGATTCATGTAGTCCGTCCCAAATCGCACCGCTGCCGTACAAAATGTCGTTGGTCAGGTCAAGGGTGGCGCGGGTTTCGGCAAGCGTCGCTTTCAGCCTTTCATGCGCCTGTGCCGTGAGGTCGCGCAGGCGCAAGAGTGCTTTTTTCTGCTCCTCAAAGCGTAGCCGCCCGACGTGCATCAGGCCGATTGCCGCCACTTGATGACTGCGGATATAGCCGGCATCCTTGTCTTCCGGTGGCGGCAAGAGTTCACCTTCCAGCGCCAGACGGTGGATGTACTCAATCGCCTGCGGCAACTGTTCCGCCGGGATTTCTTCGATGTGGGAGACGTTGAAACGCTGGTGAATGAGGCGGTAGGCTTCATCGTGCATCAGCCCGCGTTTGGTGGTGAGCATCGTTACCGCCTGGCGCAATCCGGCGCGTTCATCCGGGGTGGTGCGGCGGGGCGTTTCGGGCTGTCCGTCTTCGCCATGTTGTTCAAGGAAACTGCGGATGACGACAAGATGAAAGGCGGGGCTTATCCATGCGGCGTAAGCGCAGACCAGTTCTTTGCAAACGTAGGTGCCGCGTCTTTCACCGCCGCGAACCGTTTTTATAACTTTTTGATTTTGTTCCAAAGACGGATTTCCGTCTTTCAGCAATTCTTGAATTAAATCTTGGGTTTGCTGGTTTTGCTGCCAGTAGCGCGGGGAGTGTTTGTTTTCGCCGCCTGCCGCCTTGTGTAGGTCATTGAGCGAGTACAAGCCGTTATCGGTACGAATGGCTTCGATAGAGAACGTTGCGGGTGCAACTTGGGTGTTGTTTGCCATGTGAGGCTCCTTGATATTCAGTTTAGTAGTTGCCACCGTGTTAGGGTGGCGGGTCTCAACTACCGTATCAAGACGGCTGACGGTATTCCCCGAAGGTGTTGTATTTCCGCCTATCAACCCACCGTAAACTGAATTCTCATGGCCACGCGAAACGAACGATGGAGCATGGGCATAAAAAAACCGCATTTCTGTCGGGTGCGGGTATCCGCTTGATAAAGTAGTGAAGACACTATACGAAAAAGCCCCTGCGGGTGCAAGGGCTTTGCTGTGGTGTTTCGTGGTCATGCCGCCTGTTTCATCCAGTCTTGCAACAGGCGAATCAACGGCTCGCGTTGTGGGGTGGACGGCTTCAGGGTTTTGAGCGCCTGTTGCACATCATCGGTGGTCGCCATATCCAAATCCAGCAGGAAGGCTATATCGCTCCGGCAATGTTCCAGCAGGCGGGCGCGCTCCGCGTCATCAATGCGGCTTTCGCCCTCAATGTCTTGCCAGATAGCCAGTTGTCCGGACAAGGTTTGCTGCATCGCTTCGCTGTATAGTCTGCCGCGATAGCTGTTTGCGGTCATTTGATTTGCTCCAACCATTCCTGAATCATCGCCTCGTGAGCGCGGACGGCTGCTTGCGTCGCGTGGCTCATTTGTACAGGGCTGTATTTTATCACGCCCATCTTGTCAAGCGCGGTGTTTGTGAGGTGCGGGCGCAAGGCGATGGCTTCGTCCTTGCTCATTTTCCCCTGTTTGTAGGCGGCGCTTAAAAACCGCTTCACGGCAATATCCACGTCATACAACGTCGCCTTGACGATTTCGGCACGCACCAAGGTTTGCGCGCGGTATTCCGCCGCTTCATATGTACCGTAAGCGACAAGCTCGGCTACCCTGTTATCGGCCATCAGGTAAATATCCGCCGCGCTCAATGAAGTGGCGCTTGGGTGGTTGTGATACAGCGTCGCCCCGGCCAGCAAGCCGAGAATGTCGGTGTAGTCAATGCTGTCCGCCTTGCCGCTGCGGGTGTCAATCAAACGCCCGTCCTTGTCCACCAGATAGCCATGCTCCAGCCCGTCTGCCTGCCCGTGGGTAACGACGTGATACCGTGCCGCGCTGGCGGTATCGGTCGGCGGTGGTGGCGTGTACGGTTTCGGCACGGCAGGCTTGCCCTCGTCGTACACCGCCCGCCCCAGCCCCGCCTTCGCTTCTTTTTGGCGCAGATACTCGGTGAGGTCGCGGCGCT